AAAAACTATTTGGAGTTGATCTCTACTAAAGTGTTCAAACCACCTCTTGCCTCTGTTGACGACCCTGTCATCGGTCTCAAAGGTACGACGTGCGAACCTGTATTGGTCATAACTTCAAATAATGATCCTTACACCAAGATCACCGGTATCCCCCATGCTGCGATTTATCGCAGGCGTGAGTGTGTCATCCAACTGAACATTTGTCCAGAATTTGAACATCTATTCAAGGACAATAGGTTGGATGTGTCTAAACTGACCAATGAACAAATTGCTTCAAAGGCTTGGTTGACATTCGACATACTCCCCCCCCAACCCGGAAGTAAAATTCTGGGTCCGTTATCTTACGATGAGATGCTTGTCTTCTGCAAGGACAAGTATGATCAACATCAGCTCATGTGTAAGAGAATAACGGACGAACTTCAAGTCGAAGAGGATGCTCATAAAACACCAACAGAGCTACTCGACGATATGGTTCGTGAATTGAAAGGAGTCCCAATTGATCCGCAAGATGCCTCAGGATCAATCTTCGACTTTCTTTCAGGCGGCTTTGAGTCATTCAAAGAATGGGTCGCTCATGGGAACGGTAATGATTTACCTAGTACCTCAAGCGTCCTTGACGGAATGCAAAACTCATTCTTTCAGTCTTTTTACACACCCGAGTATGTAGCTGAGCTACAGAAAGCGCAAAAAGACCGAGAATTCATCTTGGACGGCCATAGAATGGACGAACCGGGCGGCATAGATGAATTCTTGAAAGAATGGGCAAAACTGTCTAAATTGACAGAAGCGGAATTGCGGTTGTCTGCAACTGGTAAGACTCTTTTGAACTACATTCGAAAGATAAGATCAAATAAGTCTTACGAGTTGTGTCAACGCTATTATCTAGCAGCTGCTCAGAAAATCCGAAATCATACTGACATTGATGAGAAGGCGTTTTTCGCGCATCAACTTCTCAGTCGTATGGTAAAGATCATTGGATCGGAGGATGAGTATGAAACAGCTGATAGCGTTTCTGACGAAGGCAAGGCAGTATCTCAAAGCCAAAACATAGTGGCGCACCTGGACCACTCAAATGTTGATTGTACCAAATTACACCGGCATAAATGCCTAGGGTACACTGAACTACCAGGTGAGGGCAGAACGAAAATCACTGTCCAGTGTCTTAATCAGTTTGCACATAAGCACCCTGACAGGACACCACATTCCTTTCTGTGCAATGCTTGCACTAAGAAAGGCGCGAAAGAATCTTTCCACTTCGCAATGAACAGCGCTGAGTTTCAATCTCGTGTTGCGTTTAATGACATCAACGCAACTATAGCATTTAGTAATGGTGAGGAACCTCCAACATCAGTTTCTCGCTATGAATTGTTACCGGATGATTATGAAAGTGATTATTTTGGTGACACAGATGCTATTAGATCGAAGATCAACGCGATGTGGTTAAAGATGGCTACCGAGAAATATCTCACTCTCGGTACGATTCCATTGGTTTGTACGGCGACTGGAGACGGTCAATTCGTTGTGACTGGCACTCCAGCGGAAGTCATCAAATCATGGATTAAAGGTCAAGTGAGGTTTGTCTCTTCACTTGTGGGCGTTTATGTTGTCTGTCATGCTATTGCTTCTTTGTTTTCAAAGAAGAAGGTGGAGCCGGTTATGTTTGCACATAGCCAGCGTCCTGACAGACAAAGTAATCGCTCTCAAAAGACCAAGGGTTCGCGACCCTATGACAGCAGTCACTACCGTTCACACGGTGGTGAGAGCCCGTTGGAGCTCGAGTTTGGTGGGTCAGCAGCACATGGCATCCCCATCCGTGGAAATGTGCTTATGACTTATAACCATGCTCTCCAACCTGATGGAATTCCCGTTCAAGAAGGTTCACTTTTTAAAGTGACTTATCGTGGCCGAACAGAGACGTTTTCTCTGAAGTACTCTATGATAAGGAAAGTGATTGACTATGATATCGTCTTTATCACTTTGCCAACCTCGAAGCTTGCAGCATTTCCAGATAACATCAAGAAATTCTGGAAGAATGAAGATTCGGACGTGAAATCCCTCAACATCGAACTCTGCTTCGATGTCCCAGTGGTCTCTACTGCAGTGCGCAAAGAAAATCTCGCGTACACGCAGAAGGGGAACAGGATCACAGCACCCGTTGGATTGACTTATAGTGCTGAATGTAAACCTGGTGATTGTGGAACTTTACTACGTTCGTTGGGCCCTCATTGCCCGATGAAGTATGTTGGTTTCCATATCGCTGGAGGAGCAACGGCTGATAATAAGTCAAAAGGTCTTGGTCTCATGATTACGCAAGAAGATATCCTTGCATGTATTGAACCAGACCGTGAAACGGATGAGGACGTTGATTTTGAATCTCACGGAACAGACGGCACTCGCTTTGCAGAAGAGTGCTTGTTTTACGGGCCAAATTTAGCTTCGGTTGAAATTGTTCCTAGTTCTGAGAGAATCCATCTCAACAGAAAGAGTAAAATTCGGAAATCTATTCTTTCTGACGATCTTACATCGTCTCCTCAAAAACATCTTCCGCTTCTTTCGTCTAGTGACCCCCGGACGGAAGGAGAAGACCCTTTGGTTAATATGGTGAATGACACGTTGGCAGTGGAGTTTAGTAAACCAGATCAAAAGGTCTTACGTAACGTGACCGAAGATACTCTCTTCTCTTATGAACACAGCCTTAAGTGGCCTGTGGGAAGGAGGGAATTGACATTCGAAGAAGCGTTGAAAGGAGTTCCAGGCATGTTGTCATCAATGAAGTCTGGAACTTCAGCGGGTTACCCCTTGTGTAAGCTTGCACGTAAAAAAGGGAAGACTGACTTTTTCTATTTTGATGAAAATGGTCAGTTGGTCTACGACCCAATGTTCCGAACGCTAGTTGAGAAGTATGTCGAAAGGATGAAGACGGAAAGACCAAATGGTCGATTCTTGATTCATCTTAAAGACGAACTGATCTCTAGTTCTAAGCTCAAGGACAAGAAGTGTCGTGTGATATACTGTGGTGATTTGATCGCAAACACAGCGTTTAGAATGCTTTATGGCTCTCTATTGTGTGCTTTCAATCAATCACATGCTACAACACCTAGCGCTATTGGTATTAACCAATATTCGCACGACATGGATAACGTCTATGAGTATTTGACAACTGTTGGCTGCAAATTCATTGCTGGTGATTATAAGAATTTTGATAAGCACGCTCATCCTGAATTCTTAACCGCCGCCTATGAAATTATAGCCAAATTGTCAGATGGACTCGGAACAACTGAGCAGATGGATCACTTCATCGAACATCAGAGGTTTTCACCTGCTCAGATCGGTTGCTACAAGCTGCAACTAAAATCAACACATTTCTCAGGCTGCTTTTATACAACAATCGTTAATAACATCATCAACGAGTTGTATATGAGGTATGTGTTTCATAAAAGCTGCCCTGGATTAACCTTCGACGACAATGTACGAGCTAAATTCTTAGGAGATGATCACATTTTGTGTGTCTCTGAAGAAGCTTCAGTCAAATTCACGCCTTTGAGAATCCGTGATGAACTGGCTAAAATTAACCAGATTTATACATCGGATAGAAAAGACGAGGAATTGACTGACGCCTTCAGAACATTTGAAGAGATCACGTTCTTGGGAGCTCATCCCGTAATAGTTGATGGACTGTGGTGTGGCGCTCTTAAAAAGAGCACTTTGGATGAACAACTCCATTGGTCACGTAACAGTTCTGTCACTATTGTCGACGAAGCAAAATCCGTCGTTGAGATGGCTTCACTTTGGGGTGACAGCTATTTTGATGCAAAGAAAGCCGAAGTGAACAACGCTTTAATTAAAGCTAGTTTACCTCCGGTTAGTACGGGCTCAAGATCTGCCACTGCCATTGCAGTAGCCAATCGAACAGCGACTAACATGAGCGATTTTCCTCGGTTTATAGCTCATGGCCCAGAGAATTCACTTGCAAAGGTGAATCCAGGGTTTCAAACAATTGGAGGAGTCCAAGGTGACAGCACCGGGTATAAGAAATTCGCTCAGAATTCCGTGAATGATACCAAGTTAACACTTGATTACGGTACAGACTCTGACGTCTTTCGAGACTCTTTTAGTTGGCAAACCAGCGATCCAGCGGGAACATCGATTTACAACGTCGACGTGCCTTATGGCCTCCTTGCGCTAAGTAGCAGCATGAATTTGCAAAATATGCCTTTTGACCGATCAGCATATTGGAACGGAGAAGTTGAGATTACTCTCCAGATCAACGCATCTAAATTCCATCAAGGTGTGTTGGCAGCATATTTCATGCCACTTACTTCGGGAACGAGTAAGTACGAAGCCGAGTTGGCTAATATCACCACGTGTTCGCATGTTTTGTTACAGCCCAATCAAGCTGGAACTCATACACTACGAATTCCGTACCGGTATTTCCGCAACTGGATGAATAACTCTGCGCGCGACACAGAGTCTTTGGGAACCCTCTACATCACTCCCCTCGCTCCTTTGAGCAGTGTAGATGGAGAAGCCGTCGAAATTTCGATGTATTCTGCGTTCCCTAATTCCGAGTTCAGACTAGCCAAGCAACCAACATCTGGTGTACTAACCTCAAAGTTGTATACCACGTTTGGCGAAGATCAGTCTACTCGGTTTGTGGGCACTTCCGGTGAATTTGTCGCCCATGGAAACACATCATCATCAACAACTAACGTTACCAACTACGTTGGGGGTGATATGCCTAGCCAATCTGTTACAGGAGGAAACTCTGACAGCAAGCAAGACATTAGCCCCGATGTGTCCATTCCAATGCCACTGGATAACCCCCCCCTTTGTTCTGGAGCCATAACGGTGGAGCAGGCTTTTCCTGGTCTATCTTCTTCACATGGTGTCAGACCCACAAGAGACATGCAACTTAAACCAGCAACTCTCTCGCGTCAACAATTGCAGTTGTTTGACAATGCCGAGACGAAAATTGCCAACTTGTTGGGAAAGAAGTGTCTTTTGACGACGTTCACCGTCGCTGCTGGAGAACCTGGAGGTACTGAAAAGATCAACATCCGCCTCGATTCTCGCATGGGAATGGCTGAGGGAACTGGTATTCCGATGAACATTGCAGTTCTTAATCAATTCTTGTTTTGGAGAGGTGATATCGAGTTCACTTACGTGGTGGCTCGTACCGCTTATTCCTCAATGAGACTGCAACAAGTAGTCGTTTATGGATCCCCTGGCTTGACAACAGCATCCAGAACAACCGGATATACGTCCAACATGAATTTCTCGTTGGATAATTATGAACATACTGAAATCGTGAACTTTGCCGCTCAGCAAGATTATCTTCGTACTTTCGAGGGTGAAGGCGCTGTTGATAAAGTTCAGAATTACGCCATTGGACATCTAGGCGTTTATGTTCTTAATTCTCTCGTTGCTCCAGATACGGTGCCAGCAGAAAACACTGTTTTGGTGTTCGTTCGTTTTTTGAACACCAAGGTAGCCGTACCACGTGCATTAACTCCTTTCACGTGGAACGGTTATCTTGAATACACTGACGCAGCAAATCTGGTGTTGCCTGGTTTTACAGCCGGAGCTTACGCAAGACTTACTCAATTGCCTGTAGCGACTACGAACTTCTTAGTCGTCGGAACGAACACCTTCCGATTCAGCGGACCTGCGCCTGCTTTTGGGACTTACTATCCATTAGAACCAACAGCGATTCAATGGCGAATCCGTAATGTCGTGGGAAGTCGTGAACAATTGATTGAGTTCACATTGGTTCGGATTGATTATTTAGCGTCAAACTCAATATTCTTTTTCGCTGCTGGAGAAAGTGTTCCACCAAGTGACTTCGGAACTGATTATAGCTGGGCTGATACTTTTACTAGTCAGGCTAATTTCGTGCCGATACCAATATCGACTATTCCATTGAATCTTACTGAAGCAACCGAGTCATTTGACGAAGTTGATTTTGTTGCTCATGGAATGGACGATGTCGTTATCGACGCTTCCGAAGAGAATATTGCTGTTTCGCTCGATCAAGCTGAACCAGTATCAACTCTCTTGCCTACGGTTTCTCCTGCACATAACATCCCGTGCAAAGAGGAGCCACATGAGAAATTTGCGTTTACCATCTCGGACATTCATGAGATTGGTCGACGTTATATCCGGATGGTCCCGGTCAACAATGTTGCCTTGGATCAATTCGTAGTCGCCACAAGATCTGGCGGCGATGGTGTCGATATCACCAACATCAATATCGGCGTACAACCCCAACACATCTTCCGAGGGTTGTTTGCAGCATGGGCTGGTTCCATTAAGTACCGAATTTACACTGAGAGAGCCGGGAGTCTCCCTCAAGTAACTTTTGTACCGTTCTTAAATCCATCAGGACGTGAACCCGGAATCCCCATTATAGACGCGATGAACTCACATTCGTTCGTTGACATCAACACCAACACGGCGATCACGAGTAATACAGCAATCACAGGATCGATTGCACGAGAAGTCCAGTATCCAATAACGCAAGACGTCTCTTACATCGATGTCAGTTGTCCTTTTCAGAGCCACTTCAATTTCTGTTATAATTCGAAGACAGGCCCGGTGACTCCAGTTTCTTCTGGAACGTTAGCAATATCATCTGCTGACAGTCAAGCGCCTGATCGTATTTTTACAGCTTTTGGAGATGATTTGAGGTTGGGTGTTTATCGCCCTCCGAGGACAACGACATTTAATTTAAGTGTCTTCCGTAATGGAATCGCTGGATTCTACGCGTCTTAGGAAGTTCGACCGCAAGTGTCGTTAAACTATGGGCTCGCCAAAGTCACACAT